TGAAATGGCTTTAACACGTTCAAAGCGTGGTGGAGTTACACATCAATTAAAAGAATGGTGGCGGGGTAATGGAGCTAGTACTTGTTATGGTGAGTTCACGGTTTTCAATGTGACAACAGAAGCAGGTACCGTCAAGCTTGCATTAGGTTCATCAAGGGGGACTAATATTCGTGTAGATCATGACGGTTCTTTTAACTTTGTATTTTATGGGATCACCAATATTCGTAGAGCTGCATTATTTACTGTTGATTTTCAGTTAATTGAGCATTATGTTTTTCCAGCTATTAGTGGTGGTAAGACTATGGTTGTGACTCCGGCAAATGCTGCTAGTCGTCCAGTCCTTGTTTCCCCCACAACTACAATTGGTAAGGCAACAATTGCTGGAGCTGAGTCTCCAAACAAGGGTGATACCGAATCCTACTCTGTGTCGATCAGTGGTGATGCTGGTAATTTAAGTTATGTTTGGTCAGTTAATAAAGCTGGTTCTATTATTGGGGATAATACAGGACGCTCTGTTGAAATTGACTGGATCAAGAATACTACCAGCACCATCATGTGTGTAATTACTTCAAAAGATAAAGAGGTTACTGATGGACGCATTACATCCACGTTAAAGGTTTCTCCTATCTAGATATTTTCATATCTCATTGTTTCCTCGTTTAATCCTGAGACATACTCATTTCCGACAACGCATTGCACGTTATAGGGTAACCGTCTTGTATTCCGAGCATGAAAACCTATATAAAAATAGTCTGTCGTTCTGACAAACATTTTGTCGTATGGATGCTCTTTTCTGTTTTTGTTGTAGAGACGTACATCAAACCAATCATCAATAAATTTATTATTGGTTTTTAAGTTAGATAAATCTACGCTAATAAAAGCATTTGATATAATTACCAGGCTATTCTGAATCAAGGTTGCTGGCTCATATGTATTAACTGTATTTAAGTCAGCTGAAGTATCAATCGTTGATGGTGCATAGCTGTTGACAGTAGTTGGATCCGCATCACTAATAATAGAACATGCCCAATCAGGTTCTTCAAAACAAAGATTTGCATTATCACGATCAATATTTACAGTGACTTTAACGAAATGGTTTTCCGAACCAAACAAACCAACGGTATCATTATAGTTTAAGGTAAAGGGGATGATTGATACTTTATCCTGTTCCGGCTTACTTATTGATCCACCACCATGATAATTTAACGACTTATTGGCCGATGCATATCTAGGGTTTGTGTTATCACTCCCACCATAGATTATGTGCCTATCAAGGATTCGTTGAGATACATCCTTAGCACTCTCATTCATGTTATTGGTAACAAGTTATATAACTATTGTAAATTACAAATATTCGTTTATTGAACTTGATTGAGTACGAAGCGATCTAAGAGCCTTGTTCTCTAATGTTCTAACGCGGTCTCTACTCATATTTAACACTTGTCCAATAGCTGTCATAGACATTGGTTCAAGCATTTCTTCACCAATTCCATATCTCATACTGACTACTGCTGCCTGCATTTCAGGCAGATCACTAATTAATTCCCTTATGTCTTCTTTGATGAATTGTTGTTCAAGCAGGCGTTCTGGTAATTGGTCCTCATCCTCAAGCAAATCAATTAGTGCGGTATCTCTGTTCTCACCAATTTTAATTTCTAACGATGTTGGCTGACGAGCTTTACACATTAAGTCTTTGATTTCATCAATAGTAAACGAAAGATGCTCTGCCAATTGAAATACATTGGGGATCTCACCATTCATTTGACTTAGTTCACGCTGGGCTTTCTTAAGTTTGTTGAGGTTCTCAGTAACATGGATTGGTAAACGAATCGCCCTCGATTTTTCAGCGATAGCGCGAGTGATCCCTTGACGGATCCACCAGTAGGCGTAAGTAGAAAACTTGTAACCACGACCAGGATCAAACTTCTCGACGCCACGGACGAGGCCAATGGTGCCCTCTTGGATGATATCCAGTAGTTCCATGTTCCGTTTGGTATATTTTTTGGCAACTGATACGACAAGCCGAAGGTTGGCAGTAACCATTTGATCTTTTGCTTTCTCACCTTCTCTAAGCTCACGTTTAAGTTCCTTTGGTGAGATATCCAGTGATTGAGCTAACTCTTCGCTTGATGGATTTTGAAGTAATGATTTCACTGCTTTAATTTCCATTAGGCGCTGAACTTTGCGACCTAATAGGATTTCTTCATCATGACCAAGAAGAGGGATTCTTCCAATGTCACGCAAGTAGGACCTTACAGAATCACCCGAGATTTTAGTTTTTTGCATATTAATTGCAACTCTTATGACTTAATACTAGAGGGTTGAATGATCTTTTGTCAACTTATTTGCTCGTCTAACTATTCCTTACATGAATACTCTTGCGTACCTTGTTGATTGCTCAGGTGGTTCTTCTCGGCCCTCTAATGCTTCGACTGCCATAGCTTGGGCAGCGTGTTCATTAAATCCTTTTGATTTATATAGCTCTTCATATTGCTGATACTTTTCTACACTACTTTCAAAGTCGTCACCATTAGTAATCATTTCAGCTGCCATTTGATTCGCAGCTTGATCAGGGATACCATCGGAACGAAGATGCTTCCAAATAGCTTGATATACTTCAGGATTTTCATCTTGGCTGCATGCACATCCAGCCTTACGTAATGCCACTTTAGATTATCAAGTTACTTGACTCAATTCTATCAAGCAGCAAAATTGTTTGATGTATATGGAACCTGAGGATTGATTCCGTAAGCCATTAGTTTTTGTTCAGCTACATGCTGCTTGACTTGTTGTGCAACTTCAGGAATGCCAAGCTTAAATGTTGCATTGCCAGCATCATTAGCATACATCATTAGTGAAATCTTTTGAAATAAATCATTTTGTGCTTGAAATTCAGCTTGTGCTATTGAAGATTCAGCAGTTTTTAATTCTCCAAGAGCCTGTGCTTGAGATCCAGGAATAGCTGTACTTATGTTTTGACTAATATTCTGTGACCGTTTAACATCATTTGAATACCCCTGAGCATTAACTACGGGTTGAGCTAATGGTCCACCCATCGCCAGATTAGGACCAACTGCTGCTGATGTACGTGACATTCCAGCGGTACCTTGACCCATTGCAGCTAGGTGAAGAGCTTCCTCTGCATATGGATTTTTTCCTAAATTAAGTTTCATTTTTAATACTCAAGCAATATTTATATTGTAGGGGATTCGTTAATGAACCCCCCTCACATTATCTATTAGATGTCTTGCACCAAAGCTTTAGCCTGCAGTGCACCTTGAGGAGCTTGGGAGAGATACTTCCAAGCGTTTTCAGGAGATGAGTCCATCATTTCGCTAAAACTACCCCAGAAGTCATTTGCTGCATTTGCCTGACGACCAGGAGTGGGCATTGCCATCTGTGGACGTTGGAATTGCTGAGGCACACGACCTTGCTCTTGAGCTTGAATTTCAGCTTCGAATTGAGCACGGGCTTCATGTTGCTGACGGACTTGTGTCTCATTAGCGGTCTCAGTTGGGTATGGACCTTTAGGACCAAAGAACTCATTGACATAATCAGCAAGAACATCAGGGTTTGTCAGCATGATGTTCATCGCACCACGCTCTTCTGATGCTGCTTCAAGCATGTGGGTCATAGAGTTACCACGCTGCACCTGCTCGATGAGCGCATCTTCTACCGCGCAAGCGTATGTATTGAGAAGGGCAGGAGCTTCAGCACCAAAGTGCTCAAGAACTTCAAGACTTGCGTCGCTTACTCCGTTTAGGTACCCGTCGCTCGCCTGTTGCTGTCCGTGTGCTGCTGCCTGCTGAACCAGCTGGCTCACTTCCGATTCCGAGTAACCCTGGGTTGAAACTTGGGGACTGTAAGTCGGGGCTACCGAAGGTGCCATTGAAGCCCAATTGGGCTGCGTTTGGGCCTGCGGTGTTGGAGTTGTCTGGTATGCGGAGGGTGAAACCTGGGCTAGGGAGGGGCTGCTTGTATTCAAACTTGCGCTGAGTGCCTGGAACGCCTGCTGCCATGGATTCCCCGCCGGAGCCGAAGCCTGCGCTGCCTGGGCCGGTGCCTGGTAAGACGGCATTTGTGGAATCACCGGCTGTGCCATTGATGCCTGGGATGCTGAGCTCTGGTTCGTCGCGTACTGGGGTGCCCCTTGCGGCGCGTAACTGATCGGCGGCGCTGAGCTCTGTTGGGCTTGGACCGGCGCTGTTTGGTTTGTAACTTCCACTGTAACTTAACTCCTTACGTAAGAATTCTAAAGATCGATAAAGGAACCCTGTTAGATCAAGATTCGGGTCAGCTGCCAATGGTTTGTCTGGCATCTGTGGATGAGGCAATTGATATAAATTGCCAAGTAATCCGATAAAACTGTTAATACTTTGTTGAGTCTGTTGAACCATTCTGAAAGGATAACCACTTAACATGGCAGCCCTTTCTTCATCGGTTTTTGCTGGGAATAAGTACTTAAGTGCTTCAATTGAATCAACACCTAATTCTTGTAGATTTCGGACGACAATACTGTTATTAAGAATATCGTCTGTACTTTCTTCAAATACTTCGCCCATCCAACGCCAGTCAACACTTGTACTGCCATCGGGGATTAATCCTGTGACTCCAGCAGGGATTTCTCCTGAGTCTAGTTTAACACGCATCAATTCGTCTCTTGTTTTTGAAAATATAGCGAGGGCTTCACGATAATCTTGACTTGCAATTTCAAATTCGTCTGGATCTTCAAAGTCTTCTGGTAATGGAATATCAGGTTCATTTAATCCCTCAACAGCTGCAAATGATTTTTTAAATAACTCTTCTTCTGTATAAATCATCATTGAAAATAAACGACATAAGCCATAGGTAAACAAAGCCCTTGCTTTCTTTTCGGCAGTAGCTGCTACACGACCATAAAGAGTTTTAATTTCATATGCAGTCTGTGCTGTTGTAATATCAATATCATCTACCCCTCCAAGGGCAAGGCGAATTTCAGATCGATACTGTTTAACATATAAGTTTTGGTCACCTGATACTGAGTCAGGTGTCATGTACTGAACACGATCAGTAGGCTCTAAATTAGCAATAACCCTAGGTACTTTAATTTGTCCATCAATACCACTACTTCCAAATGGTTGACTTACTCTGGTGCTACCACCTAATCCTCCAATAGGAGCAAATCCTGCTTGAGAACTAATTGTAGGACGGAAAGTGTTTTCATCCCCACTTTCTACAATGTCATGCTTAGGACGACTAGATACTAAAGTTGGGTTACCAAAGAACTTCAAGTTCTTGCGAATATTTCTTACAAGTTCATCATGATAAAGAATTTGATTTGCCAACCAGTCAAATTCTCCATTACCTGTTGATTCACCTGTGCAATCCATATGATTGAATACTTCAACCGCTGGGATATATCCAAGAGTATTGAGTAGTGTTTCGGTAGCTCCTGGCATTTTGAATGGCATCAAACCACCATTCATACTATTTTCAAATTCAATTTTTTCATCTGATATTGTTTGTTCAATTTTGTCTTTAAAGACTTTTAGTTGTATCCATTTTTTGGTACCACCTCTTCCATTCTGTGATGGATATGTATTAAGAACATTTGAACGTTGAATATTAAATGAATAGATCAATACAACAGATTCTAGTGAACCATCCTGCCCTCTATATGCACGGTAACTATCTTTTGGGAAAAATAGTAATTGGTAATTATCTCCTGTTGGTCTGAAATAAAATAATCCTTGTCCATCACATAAGAAGTAATCAACAATGCTTTCTAGTTTCATTTCCAGCATGTTGTCTTCTACAACCTTGCTGATAAATTCTTTACGAGTACCAAAAGAGTCCTGTCCCGCAAAAAATTCAATTCCACGACGCAATATGAATGTCCTCATCTGTGAAAGATGAGATGAAACAATCATCGAATCTACTGATAAATCACCACGACGTTGTTTAGCAGCTGTAAGTATCTGTGAAAATTGCCCTTGAATACTACTAGTGTCCATTATGCTTTAGCGTTCCTCCTTATAGTTTAGTATGTGAATTATTTTCATAGGTTAAAATTTAGTCATCATCATCTTTGTCATCATCAAAGGGATCCTCAATTGGTTTTGGATCTGCGCCAAAATCATATTTTGGAAGGTTACCTCTGTATTCCTCTTGATCACCAAATACATTAGTTGATTTAATTAATACATCATCCTTAGATTTTTGCATTGACTCCTTCGACTTTTGTTCATAATCAGCATATGTATTATCATCATAATCTAAGAAGAAATTATTAACATCCATAGCCTCCCCAGCAAATCGTTTTTGATTATCATTATCTAAATCATTATATAAACTCGTAAACTTAGCTTGAGCAGCAGGGCTGTCGTCTACATCATAGTAGCCAGACATAACTGCTGTTGACATTGGTGAATCATATAAACTGTCAGATCCGTTGTAGACAAAGCTTTTACTACTTCCACCATAGTTACGAACTGAATTATCCTGCCGCTGATAGGATCTATTATTGTTGCCTACGATTTCACTCGCTTGAGGATTTTGATTGCTTATATCTTGAGTATTTGTGTTAGTTGCTCTCCCAGAAACATCATCATTGTTGGAATTTAATGCATTGTTTGAATCAGTTGTTGTATTATTAGTAGTAATATTAAATGAGTCTCGTTCCCTCCTTGCGGCCTCAGCATTTTTTTCAGCGTCAGCCTGCGTCTGTAGATACGCAGTGTTATTACTGGCACCTGAACTGGGAGTTCCTCCCGATCTATGGTTCTTATTAAAATATTGTTGACCTTGTTCAGAACTAAAGAAGTCATTCATCTCGCCAGCAGATAGACCGGAGTCACGCTGCATAGCCTTTAGTTCATTAGGGCCAATATAGCTATCGTTTCCTTTTTTCTCAGCACCACCCCAGCCTTCGGATTTCGAGGAACTTTGATAGGTTTTATATCTATCAGCTGCTTCTTTTGCCCTGGTAAAACTATCACTCATAGTCATAATGTAACTAGACTATTTATATTGTAATCAATTCCTAAATTACTCTTCTATGTACAATCAGGTATAAGCATAGTTGTAAATATTTCCGCCTTTATTGGTAAGTGAATTGTCCATAAATTGGAAGTTATGACTTCCGTTGCCGATCATTACATTCTCCTGGGGACTTGTCGATTTTACTTTTTGCTTTTGTGTATTGTCAATAATACTTTCTACATATAAGTTTTTTAATGCTTCTGCACCGTCAGGCCCACTACCAGCCATTGAAAAGACATCACCTCCTTCTTGTTCAACTGCATTGTCCGCATACTGCTCATTTCGCAAATTATCACCCACCATATAATTTGTTTGGGGGTTATTTAATTCAATATCTTGACTTAAATTATTTGATGTTGACGAATTAATAATTTCACTTTTTGGAGCTGTTGGAACTACTGGTTTTGGAGCTGTTGGAACTACTGGATCAGAGGGGGATGGGGGAGCTTGTACTTGAGGCTTCCTTGCTGTTGCTTCCCATCTAGAAAATATATTTTGAGCATTATTACCAATCTCATTACCACTGGCAATTGCAGCAGCCATAATATCTTTGTTTGAAAACCCTTGTTCCTTCAAGTGTTTTACTTCTCCTCTGCTTATATGGCCTTTACCAAATTGATCGAAGTTAAAGCCAGCAGCATTTTTATTATCTGTTTGATATAGTCCTCTACGTGCAGCTACACGATCCCTTTGCTTACCTTTATACTCTTTGGATAACATCCGATCAAGATCAGTATTGTGGTCTTGTCTGTGTTGTTTTCTACGTTTTTTGAGTTCTGCTGAAATATTTGACATAATTTAAAGTAATTAAGTGAACATTCGGTTCATAAAAGCATTCTTAAAAGTCATGCCAGGATTAAACCGATAATTATCATCATCATTATCAATTATAGAGTTATCCTGATATTGATTTGATATATTATTACTCCCTATCTGGGTATTAATTTGATCGTTATCCATAACATATGAGTTTCCCCCGCTTGATCTAGTTGGGTATGGTGTCTCTACCGGAGCGGGCATAGTCACAGGACCAGATCCAGTATCAATGTTAATAGGACCAGTCGTGATAGGACCATTTATAGGTACTACTGGATCAGGTGTACTGATTTCTTCAGGGGGCTTTGTATCGAGCTTTGGCTTTGGCTCGACCTGTGAAAAATCAACACCTTGAGAGATTAAATAAGCTTTAGCGTTGTTGTTAAACTTTAATCCATTGTCTACGTAGTTTTGATATTTGGAGACCATACTATTGTCTCCTTCATTTACACTTACACCTTTTGGTCGTTCGCGAAACTCAGCTCTTGCTTCAGCACCAGAAATCCTACCACCTTTGCGTTCATCTTGCTGACCTGGTCTAGCAAGTTCTTCGTATCTTTCAGTACCAAGCCTTTCCTCTAGTTTATTCCTGAAATCAGGAGAATCTGCCATTCTGGCCATAACACTATTTATAAATCAAAGCTGTTACTATTGTAGTCAATTTGTAAACGCCCTCTTTTTAATAATCCACCCATTGTTAATACCATGCTGTCAACAGCATCATCATGTGTTGAATGACCGAAATTTAAAAGCTCATCTTCTAGCACATTCCATTTTCGCCATTTATTCCATATAACCTTTTTGTGCTCATACAAACCAAGCACACCACGTAGTCTTGCTAACTTATCTCCTTTGAATCCTTTGACTGGTGAAACAGTAAGGTTATGCAACGCTCGATTCTCATGCATTACTCTTTTGAAGTCACCTTCAAATGAGTTCTGATAAGCAACAGCTTCTGGCCATATAATACATGGTGACATTGTTGGAAAATATTGACCTTCGTCATTTTCAAGCAGGATGTTCCAATCGGCCAACATCTCACATAGTGCATCCATTTTTTCAAGGTTGCCTAATGTACGAGCTCTTTTCTGGTCAATCAAATAGATCTTACCTTCTTTAATACCACCGAGTGTCATTACGGTCCAATCATTCTTCTCCCGTAATCCAGCACTTAAATCAATTCCTACACCAAGGCAATCATAATCTTCTGGTATCTCGCCTTTAATAATTAACTCTGGTGATATTCCAACATCCGTTGACTGTACAGCTGTATTTAAGTATTGATATGCAAAGGCAACTCGATCTTCTAGTTTACGCTCATTCAAGTATTTCATTGACCAAAACTCAGGCCAATATGAACGTTGTCTACCTTCAGCGTCTGTGATTACAGCCTTTTGAACTATCTGTTTCCAATTATTTTTGGGCAGAAATAAGGTGGCGTGTATATCGTTGAAGTGGAAGCGGGTTCCCAAACAGATAGCCCGTGCACCTTGGAACATCGTTGGTGCGATAACGTTAGACCACGTCTGCTCCATCTCACGGCGAATATCTGGGTTGTTGATCGAAGCGGCAGATTTGATAGGGTCATCAATAAGCACCAACTGTGATCGTTTAGAGGTGATTGCGCCTTTGAGACCACCACACGCAATTGTGAAAGCTTCTTCGCCTGCTGTATCAATCCCTGCAAATTCATAATCAATTGACCAATATTCATCTGAACGTTTAACTTTGGAGAGCCTTACCATTGGGAAAATCTCTCTGTATATCTTACTAGTTAATATTCCTTTAATTGTTGCTGATTTGGCTCGACTAATATCAACCATATAGGCAATATATAGTATACGTAACATCTGCTTGGCAGCTGCATGTCGCCCAATCATCCATGCTGCAAATAAACCAAGGACAGTACTCTTTGCAGAACCACGAGGGGCCAATATTGATGTGTTTTGCCCAGCTACTCCTAATAGACACTCAGAATCTTCACCTGTACAAAGCTCTGTATGCCACTCCAGCATATGCTTTGCAGGGCATTTCCCCATTGCTTTGCAGAAGTCTTGGAAATTATCTCTAGCTTTGAGAACGCTCTCACTTGGTGGTTTGACAGTAACCTTTGTTGCTGTCATTAATGCTGATCGTTTATAAGCTAGTGCAATACTTGATACTGCCATACATTAGTCTCTTTAAGTACAGTCTACAATGCACCATGATATTTAGCAGCTCTATCTAACATACGATCCTTTGCTCGTGCTATTGCTTTACTTCTAGCTAGATATGCTTTTGTTATATCAAATGCAGCACCCATCTCTCGAGCATATTGTTCTACTTCCTGAGCTTTGGCATTGGTCATGGTGCCAGCTTCTTTCATTCCTGGACGAGCTTTAGCTAAAGTACCTTGAAGACGTATTCCAGAAACACTTGAATCTTCTATTCCAGGTAATTCAGTTAAAGCAGGGTCTGGGGGCGCGTTAGGGCTTCGGTATTCCTCGTAAGGAATCATCATTGGTCCTGTTACTGGATATCCGTATGCCATTAGTTTGAAGTTAACTCACTATAAATTTTTGCCCAAACTGCATTCATTGCATTATCAATTGGTTCTGAAAACTGTGGATCATCCTTAAAGATTGCTGTTATCTCTCGCATGACACGATCAGCTCCAGCCATGATTAATCCTCGTTTATCTGTTGTTCGATTCATTCTTTCAGAAGTTTCAATATGAGATCTAAGTTCTTTTTCAAGTGCTGCCAAACGTGCAGCGCCATCGGACCCTTTGATTTCACCGGAGGTCACTGCCATTCGCAGCTCCTGTATATCGGAGTGTAGAGCAGCAATTTCACTATTCAGAATTTCACGACGATTCAGTTTCTTAAATTTCATCTTGATCCAACGGCTTAAATCGTTGAAAGATCCTGTATAGCCAATGATTCCTGCATATACCCAAATTTCAATTACAGAAGGAGTTACTTCAGCAAATTCTCTGAAGTCTTCTGCCTCTGATGCAGGGAGCTTATCTAGCCATTGATCTACAACTGTTAGATAAACTTTTCCAGTTTTAATTTGAGTATTCATTAGGCTGCTCTTGCAAGACTACGAGCACGGGCAGATTGACGATTTGATTTAGTAGCAGTGATTAGATCCTCTTCTCTCATTGTCTTACGAGTATCATCTCCCTGTGCACCAATAGTCGTCCGATCTTCCCCTGCTTGTTTACCAATGGTGTCTCTAGTTTCTGTTCCTTGTTTGCCAATTGTAGAACGATCCTCCCCTCCTTGAGTTCCAATAGTTCTTCTTTCTTCTGTACCTTGTTGAATTAACTTGTTAATGTCTACAGTACCTTGTGATTCGATATTTTGTTTTTCTCTATCTGCTTGTAAGGATTCTTGTGCCTTAATAGCATCTGTGGTGTTTGTACCTTGTAGAGCAAGATTAGCGAGCTCACGTGCTGCTTGATACCTTTCCTGTTCTGCAATATTTTGTCTTTCTTGATATCCTGCAGCATCAATGTTTGCTTTTTCACGAGCAGCTTGTTGTGTTTCTTGTTCTTGAATTTTAGATACATCAACATCCCCCTGTGCACCAATTTTTTCTACATCAACATCACCTTGATCACCAATTAATCCACTATCAATATCACCCTGACCTACTATCCTGCGAAGATCCTCTGTTGCTTGCTGCGTCATACTCTTACGAGTATCATCTCCCTGTGTACCAATAGTCTTCCTATCTTCAGCTGCTTGATCAGCTAATGTTTTTCTAGTCTCTGTTCCTTGTGTGCCAATAGTTGTCCTATCTTCACCTGCTTGATCACGTAATGTTAATCTAGTCTGTGTTCCTTGTGTACCAATTGTATCTCTTTCCTCTGAACCTTGTTTGCCTATTTTGCTAATATCTACAGCACCTTGGGTATTAATAGCTGCTCTATCTTGGGTTCCTTGTAATCCAATCTTACTTAGATCTACATTACCTTGAGCCCCAATATTTGCCCTATCTTGCGTTCCTTGTGCTCCAAGATTTAACCTAGTTTGCTGTCCTTGAGCTCCAATATTTTGTCTTGTTTGTTCACCCTGTACAATATTGGCCTTTGCAGTTTCATTCCCTTGAGATACTATATTCATCCTATCTTGTTGACCAGTCGCGGCTAACATTCCTAAGTCACGTGCATTTTGTTGCCCGGCAGCAATGTTTTGCAGTTGCTGCTGCTGCACCATCATCAAGCCACTTTTAACAAATTGATCTGCTCTTGCTTGGCTTGCTCCTTGGCGCTCCAACCTTGCCTGTTCTTGCATCATCTCCTTACTTAGTAAGGCCTGCTCTGCACCCATTTTGCTAGCGAGCTCAGAGTCATACCCAGAGCTAACCATATCAGCAGCTACGCCTAATTTATATGATCTGCCTTCACTATCAGTCTCAGTAGGCGACAGCTGCATGAACTCCCGCATGATGTCATTAAAATTAAAATTTCCAGGATCTACAGCCATTTTTAAATTTTATTCCCTATCAAAACTATTCTATCGAACTATACAATAGAGAATATAAAAGTAATCATAACAATGGCATTTCCTATTGGAGACTATTCAACATCTGCCCGAGCAGTTGTTAATAATATGAATGCTGCTTTAAAAGCTTCACGTGATAACTCTTTTAACACAACTGCTGTATCAAATGCAGCAATACAATCTAGAGCAAAACAACGTAATGCAGTTATTAATGCAAAGGCTTTAAGAGAAAAGACTAAGGATTCTGTTGAAACGTCTTTAGCTCTTACTGAGAGGGCAGCAAAAACAAAGGGGCAAGTACGCGATATTCTTAAGCCTGCTCAGCGTATGGCTGGTGTCGTTGGAGCACTCGGAGCAGGAGCAAGTATGTATGTAATGAATAAGAATTTTCAAGAAGAAAAAGCTGCTGCCGCTGCACGTGATGCAAAAGCTGATGAACGTTTAGCTAAATACCAGGAAATAATTACTCAGCAGAATAATAGAGGGCCATTTGTCCCTGGGACTCGACCCAATATTCCAAGCCCAACAATCCTACCGATTCCTGAACCTACTCCTTTTACACCTAGTAGTTCTAGTTCCGGTTCTAGTTCCTCTACTGAGTTGCAGTCTATTTCCTCTTATCCTCGTCAAAGCTTTTCACAACCTCAAATGAAGCAATTACTACTTGACCAAGGTATGGATGATGCAAATGCCACGATTGGAGCTGCTGTTGGGATGGGTGAATCTAGTGGTCAGTCTTGGAGACTTAATCCCAATACTGATAAAGAGTATTCGTTAGGACTGTGGCAACACAATCGTGATACAGGTGAAGATCGTCGGTCTATGTATGGTATTAAAGATTGGTCTGAACTTGCAGATCCTGTTACAAACGCAAGAGCTACCTACCGATTGTGGAAACGTGCCGGTGGTAGCTGGGATGATTGGGGTGCTTATACAAATGGAAGTTATTTAAAATTTCTTAATCAATAACTATTCGAAAATTCTTCCAATTCCTTGTAGTCCTTTCACAAGTTGCATCATCATAAGTTGACGATCCTGACGTGAATCCCTCATTCTGCTGTACTCACGATCATCACTTCGCTCTCCTGATGCCATCTGAGCTAATTGAAGCTGTAGTGCTCTATTTGCATTGGAATTATCGGAATCGTACTGGGCGCGCCTTGTTGCTTCTGTCTGTTCAAAATCTCTAGCGGCAGCTGCGTCCCTAATTTTCCATTCATTCATTGCTTGAGTATTTTGAGCAATGATAGAGTTCAAATTTAAAGTGTCTCTGTTAAGAGTGCGAGTAGATAGGTCAGTAGCTAGGCCACTTTGTAATTTCTGAAGTTGTAGTTTTTTTAGTGGTTCAGCTGAAACTGCGTCTAACGTTGCTTTGGCACCTAGTAATTGACTAACTGTAGGAGTATCTCCTAAAGTCAAGAGAGCAGCATTTCCTCCAGGGGTTGAACTCAGTATATCTCTAGCTTCAATGATTTTATCTAGTCCTTTTGCAGTTGCGATAATCTTGGCCCGACCTATCTGATTTGCGGGTTTATTATCTGGAATCTCAAGAATTGGCCTATCGTTTTCTTGTAGTTCTGCATTCAGCAAAGACAGGTCTGATGCCATTTTCCCACGCCGAAATTTCTCATAGGCAAGCTGCAGTTCAGGCTGACTTCTATGGTGATACCCGTCCTCTGCTTGAACAAGTACTTGACCTGTTGCTTTATCAATTTTGTTATCTCTAAAACGTGCTTCCCAATCAATGGCATTGGGATTTGTATTAATATCTCTAGGACCATCAATCCAATCAAGAAAGTTTCGGTGACCTCCCTTTTTGATCCCTTCTTCTAGTGACCAAATACTTTCTTTGCCACCTGGATAATTAATAGGTGGATTTAATGGGTCAGCCATTATCCTATTCTCCCTTGTTGTAATGCTCTTAATGCTTCTTCCATTCTACGCTCTTCTGGAGACTTCCTATCACCAAACAAATATTGAATGCCATCACTAATTAATTTACCTCCACCAACACCTATAGCGGTACCTACTACCGGTACTACAGAGCCAAGTGTTCCACCTGCTGCCATTAATGCAGCATCCATACTCTTGTTTGCAAGACTTTCATCTCCTAAAATTAAATCTCCTACAGAGAGTGCAGTACCTGCAACTGGTAAATACCTCATGCTTACTTTCATTGCAGGATTTTTCAAAGCTTGCATCGCCATTCGTCCGGCACTTGCAGCAACTTTCGGCTTGGCTCCTAGAGCTTTTGCAACACTACGAGCACCCTTTCCTGCACTATATGTAGTATCACGAATAAGAGGATCTACAGCATTTAAATACTTACCGTGAGCTGTTCCACCTAATTCTGCTGCGGTGAGTGCTACGTCTCCTAGAATATTTCCCCGAGGATTATTTCGATAATTTACTGGGTTAGCTCTAAATGCAATGCTTGGCTTTTGTGAAGATAAAGGAATTTGACCAACTTTAACCTGCTTAACCATTGATGGTCTTTGACGTAAATTTTCCAAATGCAGGCTTAGGAGTATCTGATCCAAATCCAGATCTTTTCCAAAACTTGTGTCAAGCATCACTTAACTCCTGCTAATGCATGTTTTACTTCGAGGCTTGTGACCTTAACCTCAAGTTGTTGAATCGCACGTACTAGCAGTCCGATTAATTCACTAGTGTCAATACAGTATTTTCCACTACTCTCATCATAATAGGTTGCATCAGGCATTACTTTCATGTAGTCCTGAGCAATGAATCCGTGGTGGAGTAGTTCGGGATTAGTTGACCACTCTTCCTTGTAATTAAAGGTGACTGGTTTTAATGCACGTAATTTTGTGAGTGCATCATCAATAGTTTGAATGTTATCTTTAATTGATTCGTCTGATGCCATTAAAGCTACTGCGCCGAGAGTACCAACGGCTTTAAATGCAGAGCCCCACATCGATCCTCGTGCTTGTGATCTTGCAGCTGATTTTTGTGCGCTTGCTTGTATCCTTGCTGCCTTGATTCTACCTTCGTTAATAGTTCTCGCTGAATTAACACTAGCTTTAGCAGAGATAGCAGTTGCACGTTGTGATGCACGTGCAGCAATTGCATTTGCACTAATACTTGAGAATTTTGTCTTGCTACCTCTAAGTGCTCCGTATGTTGATCCGAGATTCACAATACCAGCAGCGTTTCCGGCTTTTGATGGCGAAGCATTAAATTGGGGCATAGTGAAGCGCCCAACTAAGCCACTCTTGGGACTAAATCCTGATCCGTAACTTGAGAAACTTCTAGCCATAATTTATACTTCTCTTTTTTCTATTTTAGCTAAGTTGAAATACTTGAAAATGGGCTACTGGTTGTCCAGCGATCTAGATCAACTGCTGGGTCTAATCCAGCTTGCCCCTCACCAACATTAAATCCATCACCCAAACCAATTGTCTCTGTACCACCACCACCAAACAATCCATCAAAGTGCCCACCTTTATAAGCACCAAACGCTAAACTACCTATACCGTCCATTGCTCCACCAAACGCTGAGGCCATACCCATTTGTGACCCAGCATATCTAGTTGCGTCACCCGCAAATCCTGCAGTTTTTTCAAGCATCTCAGCCGCATCAATAGCCTCTAATAACTTCCCTTGACCAAGAACGCCTGCATTCCAAACTAGGCCATCACCTTGAGCGGAAGCTCCAGACACTTTGTCGAAGTTTCTATTTTGTAAATAATCTGTCATTGAAAAATTCATAACGTTCCCTGCTGAAGATTTTCGTTAATGTTGCGACGACGCCGTTCAGCTTCAATCACATGACCTGTTACTTGACCTGCGGCTAAACCTGTCATACCTCCTATTAAACCATATCCAGCAGCCTTATTGTTTTTCACTCCACGTCGTGCTCCAATAACACCTCCAGCTAATGCTGATGTATATGGAACAATTCCGGTTGTTACTGGAAGACTTCGACCTAAGAACTGTATTTCTGGTCCATGAATACCTTCATCAGTTGCTTTAAGTGCTCCACCACCAATTGTTACGTCACCATCAGCAGGGTTATAATCTTCTCGTTTGTCATACTTAAATGCCTGATACCTTTCATATTCATCACGACTTACATCTGGTCTTACTTTGACAAACTCGTTATAAGGTAACAGTTGTCCTGTTCTTCCCAGTATGTACTTCATCCCAACTTCACCAATTACATTAGAGGTTTTGGTTGGATCATCTTCTGATGGTAAAGCAGCTTTATATCCTTCTGCTCCTCCAAAGGGTGTCAATAATCCCAATCCTGAGTTAATTGCAATTCCAGTTGGTATAGCTAAGGATTGAACCATCCCTGGTGAATAGTTTTGTCGCTGTAATTCGTTTTGATTATTTGTACTATAGCCACGAGCAGGGACAACTTTGTCATCAACCTGCTTAGCCATCCCTTTTCGAATCATCAACTCTCGATGAGCAGCATTCTTGAATGACATAGGCATCGCTTCTTTTACACCTGCATCATTCTTCCTCTGAAGGGTGGGATGATTAACTGTGCTTCGTTGATATAAGCTTGGTGCGAACTTAGCAAGGGTTGCTTCATTAATAACTTCACCGGTTGCTTGTAGTGCATTTAATAACCAGTAAATACTTCGGCTTCTATCCTGTGTCAGATCATTTAAACCTGTGCCTACCATTTGTCCTGCTCTATGTGCCAGTGACCCACGTAAGGCCATGTCACTTTCATTCAACGCTTGTAGCGCAGGGCCAGACATCATTCCAGCGGCTTCTTTTGCCCTGATCAATCCAGTATGAGTATTCAGCATATTTGCTGCTCTAGTGGATTCTGGTGTTGATCCTTCTAGGTCTCTTTGTCTGTAATACATCTTGGTAGAATCTTCCCTACCAATTGAATAGTCATCCTTTAATCCTTTGACAAATTCTTCCCGTACTTGAGAATCAAATGGATTAATTCCTGCAAGTATATTCCCAATTTGATTACGCCTATTCTCCGGAATCATTATGCAAGTCCTCTTTCATCCATTTGAGGGTTAAGATACATATCCCTAGTACCAGGTAGGTATCCATATGCATTCAACACTTGCTGTGTGATCTGTTGTTCTAGTAATTTCTGTTGTTCATAACTCATCTTCTCATAACCTGTTTGTCCTAATCCACCTGTTGCTTTATCTTTCATTCGAATGAGTGCATCACCAACTGGATATGCTGCCATTCCTCCACCCATACTTGCAGTTATATCCAACCCATCTCTTAAAAATCTATTCCTACCACCCAATCGACCTGCGAGTAATCCAGATCCAGCACCTAAAACAATATCAGCTGCACCAGCAAGTCCTTTATCAACTACATCACCTTGAGTTGTTGCTACATTCATTCCAGCAGCAATTGTATCCGGCATTAACCTAAATGCAATCTCACCAGCTTTCATTAATTCATCAGGTTTCCCTTTAATCATATTTGGCCGACTAAAGAGCCATCGTAATGCCTGACCTGCTGGCTTGATCATAATCTTTTAATTACTCCTGTCCTTATGCTAGTTTAGCTTGATTAAATATTCTTCCCGGATTGGATTTTTCAAACAGGGCTAACCAAGTATCCATACCGTTTGGATTTTTAATATATTCGGTCAAAACTGGATATTTATCTCCCGCCATTCTTTTAGGTCTATCTAACCGTCCTCCTGAAGAAACTTGGTCAGCGCTATTTAGCTTTCCAAATTTTGTTGGAGTAATGGAGCCGGTTCTCTGTTCCTTCCTGCCCTGACGTACAAGAGAATCAGCAATATTACTATTGGAATGTGTATGCTTCATTAGATGTAAATCTCCTCTTGATTACGCTTGCTAATTTCGTTGCCTATAAGAGCACCCGCTCCAAGACCTAATGCAGAGTACCCTCCAATTCTACGACGTTTGTTCTGTGTATTAATTGCCTCAATAACGTTCTGACGTCGTCGATCTTCTGTAGAGCCTCTATAACTAGGACTTTGCTCTGGACCATCTAAAGAGAACAATAGGCGCCTCTCAGCCTCAGGCATTGATCCACCAGTGACATCTACTGGGTATTGATAAGCATCGTAAGCACGCTGCTGTGTAGGTGACATTGGTGCATCTGCTTGAGTCATGACACGTTTAATTGACTGATCCTCTTCTGTACGTTTTTGATCAGCTCTCAGTCCAGCATTCTCTCTCTTGTATCGTTCAAGTTTGACCATATCAATTGGTTTGTTATTTTCAGCTGCTTGCTCTCGCAACACGGCTTCTACTTGCTCAGGCGTCCGTCCTCTCATTACCTGACGAGAAGGGGTATCCTTAACCCCACGTTCTAGGCCGATAAATGGTTCCTGTGCATCAGGATCTGATAGTTCTCCAAATTGTGATTTCCTTGTACTACTCCCTACCTTCCCAAACTGTAATGCGGACTCTTCAGGCATTTCACCATAATTAATTAGAACTCCTTGAGATACGGGAGTAGTCCGAGGACCACCTTCAGTAAAGAACAACGATTTATTTGTTCCTACAGATCCAGCTTGCTGTGGACCAACTCCAACTCCTGATTGTTGTGCCATCTGTAATTGATATAAGGCATTGGCAAGCACCTGTTTCTCTGGTTCTGAATACCTCATCTTCTGAAGCACTTCTTCTGCTCCAGGCTCAGCTATAAATATATTTTTACGTGTATTGGGATCTTTTAGATAGAAGTTTTTCGCCTTACCTCCTTTTTCTCGTATTGCACCAATTGCAGATTGAACAGCAGCATTAAATTGTTGAATATTTCGAACAGGAGTATCAGCTAACTGTGGTGACAGCTTTCCCAGTTGTTCTTGGAACGATCCTGTCGTTCCTATGAGATCTACTTGTCTGTATTGACCTTTATTGTCCGTTTCAAATACACGATCTGCTACAAACTGACCACCAGTACCAATTTGTGGTGCATTTAGCTGTTGCGCTATATCTGGTGTGTTAACCCCAGTGTCACGAGCACGAGTTAAACCAGGTATGGGCTGACCTGATGCCATATCAACATATGCACTGACATCATCACCTAACGCTTGAGCAATTAAAGCAGCTTCTTCATTTAACTGAACTGCTTGTGGCCGTGCCATGAACTGTCTAAGGCTTTCAACACCTGTTTCACCTTGACGTGGGATAGCACTCACTTCATCTGGGAATACACGGCGTACTAACTCGGATCTCCGACGAGCATCCCGAGCACCACGCTCATTTTCAATAATTACATCTACATTCTTTGGTAAAGCCCGATCACTCCTTGCTAATATCTCAGACTCTTCTTTCATATTGCGGATGGTTGATCCTGGATCAAGCTCATCCTCTAGTTTGCCAATTAAATTAGCAACACTTACGTTTGATCCTGGAATTAGTGTCTCAAGTGTTAGTTCCCCCGTATTTAACTTTTCATAAATTCTATTAAGTGAATTTTGAGCAACACTTGTTTGTTGTCTTCCTGTTTCACTAAGAATTGGTGCTGCATCATACGTATTACGGAACATCGGTGTCCCATCTTTCGCATATACTTGCTCACCTCTTTTATCTAGTACTTCTTCTTGCCCGGTTTTAAACTTTCGTAAACCATATGACTTTAATATCGCTTCATCAGCGACAGACTTAGGAGTTTTCTGTCCTTCTGGTACGTAGATCGTTTCTGCTACAGAAGATCCATCGCGACGCTTCTTAAATACTGTGAATTCGTTTGGATCTGTGTAGGTTTTACCACGAGCACCTGCTCTTTCAGCTTGAGCAATTTCTGCACTCTTAGTTCTTCCCGTTACTGGGTCTACACCGCCGAAGTTCTGCAGCATATCTTGCGCGATTTCACCCTTATCCCCTAATACAGCAGCTTCAGCATTAGATATTACCCTGGCATCATCTAACTCTTCCTTAGATTCTTGGTTAAATATAGTTTTTTTGCTTTGGTTCCATTCTGCCAAGCGCCTTTTCTCTTCTTCAGCTCTTGTTTTACGTTCATTCCGCCGCATATTCTTTCGATTGATCGCTGTCATCGTTTCTTCTACTGTTAAGTCCAGCTCATCCATTGCAGAAGCAGCTGCTGCTCCCCGGATTAACATCTCATTTGTGTCATGCCGCATCTGACGTGGGTCAGTGCTAGCTGATACATTGGCAGCATTACTATCAAATGCATTATTGTTAGCTTGAATTCTTTCAAGTGCCACTATTTCTACAGCGTAAACCTACAACTATTGTAGATACTTTCTGTTTAAACTTATTTCATTAAATACGGACGATCTACGGTTGAAAATGATCCGTATAGAGATGGAGCAACATCAGGTTGGGGGAATGATCCTATTAAGTCGTAACTATATGGAGCAACACCAGTCAAGGGTAGACTTGTTGAATCAAAGCCTGTACCGAATGTTTTCATGTCGGACTTGTCTAGAAAAAGACTATCTTGAATATCCATATCTTTATAATCGCTAAGTGACATATTGGAAATATCATCATACTGTAATCTAGCTATAACATTCTTGATTTTTTCGTCTGCAAATGGTTGTGCATCATACTTTAAAGTACCTCCCAAGGCAGTAGCTTGATCAACAGGATTTTGAAGATCTGCTTCTGCGATATCGCTTGGTTTAAATGTATCCATAGTGTCATAACCATAGAGTTCACCTCCTGGTTTTAATGCCTGTGTTTCAGCTTTTGCAAACTCCTTTTGTGCAAGAGCAGGGTTAGCTTCAGCCCATAGTTGAAGAGCTGTTTTGCCAGTATCCTTATATTTGGTTCCACCATGGTACATATCTTGGATCTGATCCATGTTTGCCTGACCAGCTTTAAAGTTTGCTGCATACTGTTCAGTAGCATTCGGATCTAGTTTTGCGACTGGATCTAGGCTTGTTGTAATTGCGCCAGTTGTTAAATTTAAACCTTTAGGCAAAGGAAAGTCAAACCTGGAAGGTCCAGCGAAATCATACTCATCAAGAAACTTAGTTTTTGAGTAATCCGGGAAGGCCATTTTTATCTACTTAGCTTATCCAACCATTATATCTACGTAATTTTCAAGCTCTTGCCCATTTTTGTACCTGTTTGAATAACTCCATTTGCGTTCATTCTAATATTTCCTCGACCACCAGATTTTCCCTTAGCATTTTTCACTGTTGGATCATCAACAGGCACGGGTTCAGGATCTGGTTCGATCGTTGGAGTATCAACGGGATCTTCTGTTTCTTCAATAGGCCCATATGCTCCGATGCAGCGTTTCAATGTATCGTTCCATCGATATCCAGGACGACACATCCTTTCATCCATTAGCTGCTGTGCACTTTTCTTCATAACTACTGAAACTACACTAACTACGCTACCGCCTATTATATGTTTATTTAAAAAGGTATAGGGGATAGCGTATCTACTGTATTTAAAGCAGGCAATATAGGAAGCTGCTGTAGTTTGCGTAGTTATGTAGTTTTCTGCCATGATTCCTTCGGATCATAGGAAACAAGCAGCGTGATCTTGCGCATATATCAGTTAACACAGCCTGTAGAGATATGGAGCTTACTATTATGTGGAAATTAACAAATATGTATGGCGTTGAGTCGCACTAAAAACGCTATATGTGGCGTAATTTCTGAAATAATTTTATATATGATTTATCACGTCTAAACCATGGCAATTTGGGGTATATAAAACCGCTATATGACCGGAAAAATGCTGCATCGCGATTTAGACGTCTAATCCCCTCTGTACCCGAACTTGTGGTGGAACAAAAAAAATAGACTGCAATAGCTAACGCTCGCTTCGCTCGCTTGTACTGAAGTTACCTGCTTCGTTGCAACGTAAGAGAGCAACAGTTGCCTGCTTCGATTGAATGTAACTTAAGTTGCTTCGATTGAAAGCAATTGCTGTATTGAAACGTTAGTTGTTTCAAATGTTTTTAACTTAAGTTCTGGTTTCAGGGATTCTTTTACGCAAGTTAACTTAAGTAATCTTTATGTCTCTTTACATTTAAGTTACTTATGTTTATTACTTGCGTATCACTTCAGATATCACTTCAGCTTCTCCAATTACTTCCCTTGGTTGAAGCGTTCGTGATTATCTTATGTGTATTCTTTGGTTACACCTGTCTCATCTATTGTTCATACCCGATGTGCCTTGGTTGTAACCACTAATCCCACACTGTTGTGTGGTCTTTTTATTTACGTTCTTATATATTCACTATGAACTTCCTTGCGAAGATTGCAATCGTTTGCATCATCGGCGGTCTCACTCCGTTCATCCTTGCTCCCTTCGGAGTTCCCCCCATCATCATCTTTGGTGGGATCTTCTGTCTCTCCTTTACCTTCGGTTACTTCGATCGTATTAGCTGATGTTTATTCCCCGCTGTCGCGGGGTTTATTTCACTGTGTTCTTTACATCATCATGATGTTCACTGTTGAACTAACTGACGCGATCTGTGTCTACGTTCCTGAGAACAGCCTTGCTGATACTCAGTACGTGCATTTCTATCTCCATGAAATGGACGACGCGACTACATGTGCCGGACGACTGCAGGATCTTTATCCTGAAGTATTAGTAAAGATCTTCGAGCGTGCAACTTCAGTTGAACGTATTGAAGACGAACGTTCTCTTCGTTGAACCAACACTAGCCCGTCTATCGACGGGTTTATTTCACTGTGTTCTTTACATCATCATGATGTTCACAGTTACTTACTTCGAAGGTATTGCTGATGACTGTAGTCTCAACACTACAACTCTGACATGCAGATCCTATCAAGACGCAAAGGATTTACTCAAGTCCTTTGAACCTTGGGAAGAAGTTCGCCTCGACTACGTAGGCACTCCATCAGAGGACATGCTGCCCTTCTGATTACTTACGTATTACCGCGCTGTCGCGCGGTTTTACTTTCTGTGTTCAATTTCACTTTGTTTCATTATGTCTATCAAATCGCTGACCACTTCTACCGAGTCTGCCCAGAATGTTTCTGGTGCTGTCGGTTCTGAGCTGTTCAACAAGAACACCATGACCACTGCCGGTGTATGCATCGGACTTGGTACTGGTGTTGCTTCACTTGCTCTCGTTTCAGCTGCTCTGCCTATGCAAATGGCTACCTTCACTGGCCTTTCCGCTGGTCTCCTATACATGGGTGACCGTCAGGATAAGGGCATTGGTCTTAACCCATTTGCTGGCAAAGATGCTCCCTCTACTGACTCTGCCAAGACTGCTAAGTCTGCAGACGTAGTAGTAGTAGCTGCTTGATCACTCTCCCCCCTTTTCAGGGGGGTTTTTTCATTGTGCCTTTAACTTCAGTTACACAATGACAAATCTCGCAATCGTTAGTAAGTCCACCAAGCACGGCATTAGCGTGTGGCGCTTCATTCAAACCGAGGACGGCAAGTTCTTTGCCTTCGGTGGATGTACGCCTGCTTGTAAGGAGTTCACCTCCTTGGACGAGCTACGTACTTGCTATAAGAACTGGATTTCTTACGGCTATCAACCAGGACTAGTTCCTGCGAAAGCTAAGAAGTCCACTCCCCTATCTGATCCTTGGGCATCTCAGTTACCTGTATCTATGCAGAAAGAACTGGAGTGCCTCAAGTGATCTCCCTACCCCGTTTTCACGGGGTTTTTTTCATTGTGTTCTTTATTAAATTCACAATGACTATTAATCCCTACATCTCACAGATCTGCGAGCAGACTGGTGCTTCCGAACGTGAGGTTATCACTTCGATGATGCCCTCGTTATGTGTTCGGACCTACCCATGCGTTATCCATGGTCGTCGGTTCGAAACTCACGATGACTATATGAATGAGATACATGAGTACCTTTCAGGACTCTAACTTCCTCCCCGCTGTCGCGGGGTTTACCTCACTGTGTTCTCATACATTCACACTATGTTCACCATTGAATTCGTTAAGCCTTATACCCAAGGTGTTACTCAGCAATCCTTCCGTTCACGCAGTGAAGCGGAGAACATGATTGCTTTCTACGCCACATGTGGTGTACGTGCTCACTTTGTATAACTGCTTATCCCCGCTGTCGCGGGGTTTTCTCATACATGTCCTTCGCTTTCTTAAGCACATGTTCATGTATGAACTCGTTGAAGAGAACCCCCAGTGGGGCCTTGGGTCACTTATTGGTGTCTCCGAGTATTCAAATCGTGAATCTAATCAACTCGATTGTTCCTATTACCAGGAGTATCTTTTAAAGAACTCCGGGGTACCCGATAGGATCCAAACGGTTGATGTCTATCGCGCTGTCTGAGATCCCCTACCCTCGCTATCGCGGGGGTTTTTTATTGTTTCTACAATAGGAATACTATATACATTGTTGACTGTGAAAATATCACCCCGCGTAGCTAAAGTACTTGAGTACGCAACAATGTTAGACCCTGTACGTGCATACGCAGGTGTCGAACTTGGTGGTACTACTCCTAACAAACGTAGTGCCAAGCGTGCTCTTACTCGCCTTGACAAAGGCATGGACAAACAGGTTGACGCTATGAAAGCTGGCGCATCTGTACCTGTTAATTATGTACAACATGTACCACCTGGTGATACTCGTTTGCAAACCTCTGTAGCGGCTGCTGCAGATCCTTTGACATACATGAGTAGCTCACCTGCTGGTGCTGATCCCACTATTCACTTCAACCCCCACTCTGACCGTGCCTACCTTGCCCACGAAATGGGGCATCTGGCCTCTCAACAGTCTGACGTCGGTCAACTTATTGCTGCTCTTAGGGCTAATCCAAAGCTTGCTACGGCCCTCGGTGCTGCAATGTTTGCCGCCCCTGCTGTTGCTTCTGCGGTAGAGGTTGGTGACGATGACCTCGACACCTCCATCGCCCTCGCCGCCCTGGCCTCTGCCCCCACGCTTGCTGACGAAGCTCTCGCCACCCGTCAGGGCTTAGCCATCATGGATAAGGCAGGTATGCGGGCTACTCTCGGCCAACGTGGCAAATTGGCTGGTGGCCTTATGTCTTACTTAGCTGCCCCCATCCTTGCTGCATCCCTTGGTAATGCTGTCGGCAACCAATTGGACTAATGTTGGCACATTAAGCAATAATTAAGACCTCTTGCCGTCTGTCAACGGCTTCCATCTTCCGTGTCCTTAACACTGAAGAATGATCCTTCTAATCTTCACGTTCCTCACTGTAGCTTTCAACTTTGAAGCTCCTCAGGGTGGAATCGTATTGCTCCCCTTCCTAGCTGATAAGCGGGAGTTATCCATACTTGTTTTATAACTCCCATGAAGCTATCTAAATTGCCTAAACTTTTGACTAAAGCTCAGAACTGTAGCTCTCGTAAAGAAGCTCAAAAGATTCTCAAGAAGGCATCCAAACTTACCTCTAAAAAGACCACTACTCTATTAACTAAATGATTACTTGGACCAACTCTTCCATCATCCTCGCTGTCGTAGGAATGATTGGACTATTCAGCACTCTGACCGTCCTCACGTATTCCTTTAAACGGAATCGTAACTACAACGGTAGGTATCAATAATCCTCACACTGTGGGTAACCATGAATACATTCGATAAGTTCACTGTGTCAGTAATCGTACTCCTCCTAGGCGTACTGTGTGTAACCGTCAAAATGACTACGCCGATTTAATATCCTTACTCTGTACGGACATACTGTCAATTATTGCAGTATTATCCGACTACGTCGGGCACCCTATTTTTCATAAAGTAGGGGGGTCGGTTATATAAATAAGCAGGAGGCATATGTACTCATTATTCGACACATTTGATCTAATCTCACGGCCCTCTGTATATGTCATTAGTGACTCACAGTTGGCCGCCTATAAACAATCGCAGACTAAGGCTGAGATTGCTGAATTGAATAAGCTCATTGACGGTCATAACCAAGCAATTGAGCGTCTTACAGAAACCCGTGATCTGTTACAAGCAGATCTACAGAAACTAGAACCTTCATCTACCACTACTACTACTAAGAACAATGTCAAAGACTAAATCTACTAACTCTCTACTCTCAACTACCTCTGGCCGTAAAACTACTAAACAAGGCCAAGGTAAGAACAGCCGTCCTAAAGGCAATCGTAAAATGATGCGAGGACAGGGTAAGTAAACCTAATACCGGGCTGTCACCCGGTTTTATAACTAATGTCCTTTGACTTACATAAATGACACCAGTTGAAATCCGCGCAGCTCATCGTATGCAAGCAGCAATACTGCGGCAGAAACGTGAGCAGCACCGTGATCAAACACAGAATCTGTATAAAGCAGAAGCATGATCAATCGCCACCTGTCGGTGGCTTTTTTTATCAATGTCCTTTGGAATAATTCCATGACTATCATCAGCACTAAGCCTCAACAGAATATTGATACTGTTGATGGCTCTTTTGTACCAGCTGATGTACAACTCAAGTCATTCCCTCCCCTTGATGACACAATCGTGTTCATCAAAGAGATTGATTGGGCTGAGGTTGGCCAACGATGCCGTGGTGGCATCAATAATGTTGGCCTTGTCGTAGCCGTATGTGGCGAGAAGCTATACACCTTTGGTGAGTTTCTAGCCAAGGTTTGAACACAATCCCCGCTTGTCTGCGGGGTTTTTTTCTCGTGTTCTTCAACATCTCGTCTATGAGCATCACTTACGACTTCACCATTGTTGCCGATGCAATCCCTGGTATCTCGTTAGTGTTAGCTCAGAATGAAGATGCCTTCAGCTACCTCTACGAGGAAATGGATATGACTATTCTTCAGAATGGTTGTTCTCCACTTGATACAGATAAAGTCGGTGACTTTATTAACGACGCTGAGTGGGCACATATGGCCTGCAGCTACGTCTGAGTTAACTCTATATCTCACATCACAAGCCGCTTGATCGCGGCTTTCTTTTTATGTACTCTTTGAATGATTACATGAACGCTATTGCTTCAACTCACTACGTAGGAATACACCGTAAGTCTCCATCTAAACAACGCATCGTACATGCGTTTGATTTAGACGACACTATTACTATCAAGCCACCTAAATTTAACAACGTAGGCATGACCAAAGACGAGTTCTTTGATGCCTCAAGGTCATTTAAACCAGATGACCGTGTTGTTGATCTTTTACGGATGATGCATCAGTGGGGTGATTCCATCGCTATATGCACTGCCCGTCCATCGGACAGGCTCACTGAATCCTATAACTGGCTTCGCAAGTGGTCCATTCCATTCGATTGCATACTTGTGTCCACTGGTGTGGACAACAGCGGTAATACCAAGCAGCACATGCTTCAGTATTTACGCAAGCAATATCGTATGGTTGGTACCCTTATTGATGACAGTCCTTACAACATTGAAGGTGCACGCCTTCAAAGGATCAAGCGGATCCATGTTCTCAAGAATTGTGCCTACTGGGACTCTCATCCCGAAGTTGTAACCAAGATCTAATCTCTATCATGCTTAAACTACTTATTCAACAGCATTCTGCTCCACGAACTCGTTTCACTGTCAAGTTTAACGGTAAACATCTTGCCTTCAATACG